GGAACTCAATACTCCGGCTGTTCGCAACGCCACGGCGCAACCTCCGAGTGCGGGCTTGGCAACAGAGCTTATGTTGGCGGCGCAACAAGGACCCGCTCCGGATCCAAACGATGAGATATTGGCTCAAGCTCGGGCGCTTTTGTCCGATGAAGCTAATGCTCGTATTGACAGTGGAGACACGCAAGGAACGATAGCCAATGCTCTGGGCCCTGATTCCCCATTATTGGACGCAAATCAACTTGCTTCCGAAGAACTAGCCGCAGCTGCGGAGGACGACGGTTTTGTTCCAGTGACCTTAAATCAGGGCACGATGGGTATGTCTGTCTTTGACTACAACCCAAAAACAGGGGCCATCCGCCCACGCGGGGGCAATGCGGAGATCATGCTAGGAGGCGGATCAAAAGCAGAAGCTAACGTGCAGAAGATGGTTATAGATCAGTACAACTTCGACACGAACGTACAGCCTCAAATGGAAGCTGAACGTGTTGCCGAGGATGCGCAGCAAAGGTTCGAAGAAACAGGATCTGGAGAGTTTTTAGATCTAGCAGCGAAGGCTGCGAGAGACGCTCGTGAGATTGCGGCCAAAGAACCCGTGGCTCCACCCTCTGCGGTGGATCAAGTTCTTAGTAGGACTAAACCATTTAAAGAAGTGCCCTATGCACTGGATGAGATTGAGGCTCAACAACTCCAAAAGGCGGAAGCCGCAGCAAAACCCGAGGTTGTGGAAACGGAAGTCGAACCCGAAGCCGCAGCGAAACCCGCGGTTGTGGAAGTCGAAACGGAGGACGCAGATGATGAACAAGCGATTCCTGATTTAACCCCAGAACAACGAAGAGAAGCGGCGGAGAATGCGGGTAGATCTGGGCCCTCGAACCTTGAACCTATTGTAGAGATTGCTAACGATCCAGATCTAACCCCAGAGGAAAAATCAGATAAAACGTCCAATCAAATCTTTACTGGGCTCACGGGCCAAGAAGTTAACTTGTCTCCCAAAGAATCGGTCAAGGCGTATGAGAAAATGTTTAGCGAAATGCTAGGCATGAAAGACAAAGACGCTGAGAAAGAAATGTGGCACAACATGGCAATGATTGGATTTGCTATAGCCGCGGGCGAAAGCCCCAATGCTCTGTCCAACATAGCCAACGGGCTGCTTGCGGGCACGAAGATGATGAAGCAGGATCGAGCATCCGAGCAAGCGCGTAAAGATAAAATTAACATGTTGGCATTGTCCGAGGCCAACGAGGATCGCAGACTAGAGGCGAGACTTCGAAACGCTCGAACGGTTGCAGGTATGCGGGCAACAGGGGACGCGGTCGGAATGCGAGATTTTAAATCTCCTATCGATGCAATTCAGGCCGCAGAAACTCAAGTAGCCAAAGAAATTGATGATGGTACATTAGAACTTAAACCGGGAGAGACGGTTCAAAGTGTAGCTATAAGCCGGGTAACTCCTATTTATGAGGCTATGGGCGTTGACATGAGCAACTTTTCGTCTTTGGCTGGGGGCGGCACTCGACAATTAACAATGCAAGAAACGGAAGCAGCGGCGAAAGCGGCAGGGAAATCAGAGTTTGTATTTGGAGGACAACGGTATCCCGTTCGTTAGTAGAGAGGAAAAACAATGGCCGAAGAATACATTCCTCCGGAACCGCTAGGACCAGTAAACGAATACATTCCTCCGGAACCTTTAGGACCTATAGACGAAGAGTCGGATCAAACGGTCATCGGGTCGATAGCCCGTGGCGCTGGTGCGGGTATCGTAAACATCGGTCAAGGTTTGACAGAACTTGGAGCGGCGGGTCTAGCGTCTGCTGATCTAATAGAAGACGGGGCCCAACAGAAAGTCACCGAAACCTTTGAGGGCGTGAAGGACAGTCTGGGCCTAGTGCCAGAACGCTCCGCAGGTAAAGTCGCAGAAGTTATTACGACATACGCAACCCCTGGGTTAGGGGTGTTTAGTCTTGTTTCCAAAGCGGACAAGGCCCGTAAAGCTTTGCAATCAGGGACCGCGATTCCCGCTGCTCGAACATGGTTCGGTAAGGCCGCGCAATCGTTTGGAAGAACTGCACCCAAAGCTTTGACCCAAACAAGAGCGGGTCGCGCTGCTCTGACCACGGCGGGGACAGGCATAGCAGATGTGTTGGTGTCTCCTAGCACCATGACCACCTTGGCAGATAGCTGGGACGCTATGCCAGATCTTATGAGAACAGAAGATGAGTTCGGTCTAACGGGAAAGGAGCTCGCAGCGGTACGGCTGAGAAACAAGTTCCGGCTTGGTATAGAAGGCGCGGGCTTTAACCTTGCAGGGGAAGTTGTGCTGCCTGTAGCGGGGGCCGTGATTCAAGGCATTGGCCGCACAGAATTATCTGGCGTTCCGACTTTGGCTCGTGGCCTGTCGGCTGGAATGAATTACTTAGGGGATAAAGCAAAAGGTTTGTTTCCTAAATCTGCGGACTTTTTAAAGAAGAACTTTACCGCGGATGGGCTGGCACCCAACGAAATAACCACCGCTGTTCGTACCGCGGAAGGCATGACCGAGGCTCAAGAAGCAGCGGCATCTAAACTTTTACGCGAGTATGAGTCTGCAATCAGCAAAGCTATTCGCCTGCAACGTCTTACAGGTCGGGGCAAGTCCGCCACGCAACGAGCGTACAACGACACGATGGACTTTCTCACAGGCAACATGAGTAAGGATGACTTTACTAAGGTTTATGGTGCCAAGGCCCGGACTGCTGTGGATAACATGCGCAGTAAGATCGATGATCTAAGCGTAGAGTTTGAAACCTCTGTTCGCTCTGCTCCAAACCTTGATCCTGCCCGACAGGATGAACTCTTACAGCAGTTCCAGAACAATCAGGGGACATACATCCGACGGCTGTACGAGCTACACTTGGACCCAAAGAAGTTTCAAGACGTAAACCCAGCGTCCATGCCTCAGTACAAAGAGGCCAAGCAACAAATTATAAATGTCATCCAAACTCGGACCCCGACCATTGATACTCAGACCGCGGACCAACAAGCCACGCAGTTTATCAACGACATATTTAACAAGTCTTCAGTCAACTCCTTTGGTTTGACGCCGGAGGCGGCAGCTAGACAGGCTGGTTCTGGGGTGGCGAAAGGCGCGAAGGAAGTGGTAGGGCGTACCTCGCTGTTTAAGTTGGCAGACGGAATGTTAAAAGATCGGTCGGCGTTCTTGGAACAAGCTCCTGTGCTGCGGGAAATGATGGGCGAGGTTCGTAATCCAAAGGAGGCGTTCCTACGCACAGTGGACAACATGTCTACTACGATGGCCTCGCAAAGATTGTTTGACTCGATCAGCAACACCGCACAGTCGGCCTCGACCCCAGGGCAGGTTCAGTTCTTTGACGAGGCCGTTCAAAAGATGAACGCAGGCGGTCGGCCCTTTGCCATCAACGGAAACAACCTGACTGATGATCAGGTCAAAGTTCTTACGGAAGAGTTGAACTATACCAAGATGGGTGAGTTTGATTCGGAGAACGTGTTTGGTGGCAAGTATGGATCTTTGTCTGGCAACTACGTTCCGACCGAGATTGCTAATAGTTTGACTACACCAAGTCGATCACAGTCTTTTGTGCAGGATGCCCTTGCTGTATCCTTGCAACTCAAGGGTCTGTCCCAGATGACGAAGACGGTTCTTAATCCGTTGTCACAGGTTCGTAACTTCTTGTCGAACACCTTTGTTGTGGGGGCAAACGGATTGCTTGGCCGCAACATGGGCATCTTTGAGAGCGGGCAAGTGCTGGTAGCTAACGCGGTGGACAGCCCAGAACAGTTCCGGTTGCTCAAGGCTATGCAAGACGAAGGCGCCATCGGTCAGAACATCCAACTCAACGAACTTAAAAAGTTGATGCAGGAGCAGACTGAAGAAGGTGTATCCTCTCTTCTTACTAAAGGCGGCAGTTTAGTTCGCAAGACCCCTGTCATTGGCACTGGGGTAAAGTTTATGGAAAAAACTTACCAGTTAGGTGACGACTATTGGAAGGTGGTGGGTGCTCTTGGCGAGAAAGCTCGCTATGGCGCGGCAATGCGCAAGGCTGGTATTGACATAGAGAATGTTGACCCATTGATTCAAGATGCGTTCCAGCAAGCTGGGTTAGCGCAGCGGAGTACGTCTATCGCAGGCACAGACTTTGGCAACATGCTGGCAACAGACTTGGTCAAGCAGACCATGCCTACATATTCTATGGTTCCTGAAGTCATTAAATCCCTACGTCGAATCCCTGTTATGGGTAACTTTATGGCGTTCCCTGCGGAGATCATTCGTACTTCTGGCAACATTGTAAACCGAGCGGTCAAGGAACTAGGGTTTAAGGCTACCCCTGAAATGATTCAAGCCATGGGTGAACAGCAAGCTAGAGCGTTCGCTCGTCAGGTGCGTGGCATTGGGGCCGAGCGTCTTACGGGTTATATCTCTATGGCTACGGTTGCACCTGTTGCAATGCGGGATGCAGCGCATAACATCTTGGGCATTACAGAAGCAGAAGAGGATCTTCTGGAAAAGAACAAGCCGTTCTGGTCTGTTGGTAACACGATGATGTTCTTGGAGAAACCAGACGAGGACCTGAACGCAGAGGTTGTCGATCTGTCATACATGCTTCCTTATGAGTTTATGCTGGCTCCTGCACGAGCCGCTGCGGAAGTCTACCAACAGAAGGGTGAGATCGGGGCCAACGAGGCAGAGCAAATTGGTTTCGCTGCGATTGAAGCGTTCAAGAAGTTTTCGGAGCCGTTTGCATCAGAGGCTTTGGCAACGGAACGTCTTGTTGATGTTACTCTCCGAGACGGTAAGACCCAGACTGGCGCCGAGATCTATGAGCCCGGTGAACTTTGGGGGGACAAACTATCTAAGTCCTTGGTCCATGTAGCAGGGGCCTTTGTCCCTGGGATCGTGGAGCAGGCTTACACCGTCAAAGGTGGTGAGATTGTTTCTGGCAGATTAAACCGCGCAATCACAGGTGAGCCCGGAAAGACTGGTGATCCATTTACGGTGGCGGAAGAAGCGGGCACCATGCTTACGGGTCTTCGTCCCTTGAAGATTAACATTGGTCGAAGCTTGGGATACGATGCTGGTGCATACTCCGCGGACAGGTCCAGTGCGGTTCAGATCTTTACGAAGGTTGCGGACGACAACGACGCTACAGTAGAAAGCATTCTGGATGCGTATGTTCAAGCAAACACGGCAAAACGTCGGCATCAAGCTGTCTTAAAAAGTAAAATAGATGCTGCAATGGACGCAGGTATGAGCCGAGCACAGATTAAACAAGCATTCAAGAACACGGGTGTTTCAAACTCAGAGCTTAATAAAATTCTACAGAACAAGTTTGAGCCAATAAAAGTCAGTCGGTCATTGATTAGGGAGGTCGCCCGAGAGGTGAACGTCAAAAAAGAAAACAGGATTCTTCAACGCGTTCCTAAAAAAGAGATAAATGAAGTTCGTAGATCTCTAATGAACACTGAGATAGTCGGGACTCAACAACCTACTTATGTTCCTCCGGAGCCCTTGGGTCCCGTGGTTTCTCAACCCGTGGTCCCACAACCTCAACCTAGTGAAACCTTTGTAGGGCAAGCGACGGATACGATTAGCGGATTAGCGGATCGAGCAACGACTGGCGCAACAAGCTTATTGCAGCGAGCTCAGTCTCTGGCTCCGTCAGTCTTGGGCAGTGATCCGGCGGCGCAAGCTGCTAACGAAGAAATCCTACGCCGCCAACAACGTCAGTAAGCTTCGACGGTTACCTTAACACCGTTGCCGCCAAACAACCGTACCAGTTCATCGGCTGAAGACTCTACTTCTTTGAGAATCTCTTCGTCGTCGGTCAAGGCGGCTAGGTTCAGCGCCTCTCCTACGAAGTCCATCAACGCGTGAACCTGTAACGGGTGCATTTGTTTCAGTCCTAGTGTCGGCATGTCATCTTCAATCATTCGATTTCTCCCCAATCATCTTTAATATCTACGTCAATTTTAGAAGGGACCTTGAGCGGTATACCTGTTTCCATGATGTCTTTTATCTTAGCAGCCTGTTCTTGGCTCTCTATGTTAAAGCATAACTCATCATGAACCGTGAGCATAGGAGTAAGTCCCTCGTTGTAACAATCAAGCATCGCCTGTTTTGTTTGGTCGGCTGCTGATCCCTGGATCAAACGGTTGAGCGCCTTGTAAGTAAACGCTCGTTTGATGTCCGATCCGTACTCCTTCTGTGCATCGTCGTGAGACATGGCTTTGCCCACTCCGAACTTCTTAGGCTCCCACAAGGGAAACCTGCACTTACGGCCTAGCAGAGTGCGTATATGACCGTTCTGGTCAGCCCTCTTGGTTGCCATGTCCGCAAGCTGCTTAACAAACGGAACCTTACTGCGGTGCCGCTTGATTAAATCCTTGGCGTCGTCCGAAGCAATGCCTAGCTGATCGGCCAGTTTGGCTACGCCCATGCCGTACATAATCCCCAGGTTCACAGTCTTGGCTTGCTTACGCGTGATCCCAGCAAGGTCCGCCACCATCTGGTGCAAATCAACATCGCCACTGTTGAACTCATCCACCACATCATCCACCACATGACTGCGTAACTCAGATGGAACGCTCGCTGCGAAGTGAACCAAGAGCCTCGGTTCTTGGCTTGAGTAGTCGAACGATCCCCATTTCATCCCCTCTTCTGGAATAAACAATCCGCGGATCATCTTCTTGATGTCCGGATCACGAGCAGGAATCTGCTGTAGATTAGGGTTGGATGACGAAAACCTACCCGTAACCGTGCCGCCCTCATCCCTACGGGTAGAGTGGAGCTCCGTATGAATACGTCCATTATGCTCGTGGCGCAGAATGCTATCAATAAACGTAGCGTCTGCCTTGTCAAACTCACGCAGCTTAACCAGTGATTGGCATATCTCAGCCGGGTGATCGTTCAGAAATGACTTGGTAAAGGACGGCGCACCTTTCTCCGTGGTAAGGTATTCCATACCTAGCTTGTCAAACATCTTCTGGATCGAAGCGGATGCCCAGATGTCCACTTCCATCCCCGCTTCTTTCTCAATCTTAGTTCTCAAGAGTTTCGACTGCTTACGAATCAGCTTCTTGTTTTGCTCTGCCTTGTCCAGATCAACGCGCACACCGTTGGTACGCATGTCCAACATGCAGGGTATCAACCCGTTCTCAATGTCCCAGATGTGCCAGAGTTCTTCTTCCTCTAACCGTGCCTTTAATGCGTCCCACAGTTTGAGCGTAGCAACCGCGTCCTGCTCGGCGTAGGCCCCCACATATTTGGGCGGAAGCTTGTACATCCCTGACTTAGGATCAACGCCCCACTCCTTGGCCGCTGCTTGCAGAAGCCGTTCGTTCTTACGCATGGACACAAAGTCCCGAGCCATGGAATCAAGACCAAAGGACCAACGGTTTTCATCCACCAGTGCCCCTGAGATCATCGTGTCGATAATCCTACCCTTGATTTCTATGCCCTCGGCTCTCAGCCAACCCGCATCGTAGATTGCGTTGTGCATAATCACGTTCATGTCAGGCACAGACATCTGTTTCTTGAGCCACCGCAGGGTAAACTTGGGGTCTAGGTTGTGAGCGTTCTCGTGCCGGATAGGAAAATATCCTTGGTATTCTCCCGCTGCCACCGCAATACCTATGATGTGGCCGTCCTTACGGGCCCACCCTGGGCCAAGAGTCTTGATGTTGGGATCATAGGTTTCCAAATCCACGGCCACATTCTTGTACCCTGTTAGGTCAGGATAGTCCGGAGGAATGTTCCAGTCAGCATCTATCAGATTCAACTCGTTCTTAATCTGGTGGTGCAACGCACTGCCAAAGAGATTATCTTGCATTCTTTTCACGCATCCTTTGGATGATTTCTTTGTGCCGAGGTAATAAAAGAGACGGTACGTCTTTCTTATCCCGGTCTATGTGCTCCGAGCCCAAGGCACTATACCCGGCCTTGTCCACCCAAGAATCCTCGTGGTCGATGTTCTCAACCAAACGCGCACTCTTTACCCAGTCCATCATCAACGCGACATGCGCAGCGGTTACATGGCCGTGACTCTTTAACGCTCCGCTGATAATAATGTTCCACCCCTCCGCAATCCTGCCATGATTGTGGTACGCATCACCGTAATCCTTGGCCCTCTGACCGTTGATCAACTCTTTGGCTTTGTCTAAGACTTCATCTCGTTTCATAGCGTGTACCTGTATTTGTTGCTGCTCTGTAGAATGTACAACGTGTGCCTTGCTCTGGTCACCCCGACATAGAACGCTCGATGCTCATCGTCTGGGTGGTCACTGTTCACACACGCTGCGGTGGACGCCGTATATACGACGCAGTTATCATCTTCCCCGCCCTTCATAGCATGGAAGGTGGATAACTTAATGCGTGGCTCGGACAGTAGATCGTCACCCCTTCGCATCATAGCTACGATATACTCTCTCTCAGCTTTGCCAATCCTTAATACTTCCGACGCAGACTGTTCGGCTCCCACCAACAACCCATAATCTTTTTGCAGTTGCTCCATGGTGAGCTCCGCATCCGACGCTAAAGTATCTAGCATCTGAGTGGATCCTCGTTTGACAACAGCGTTCTGCCCCTGCTTTGGGACCGACGAATAGAAGTCCTTGATCCTTTGCAGAGACACCGTCTTGTCCGCGCAAAGATCCTGCCAAGTAAAGATGTTTGCAACCAAGGTAGGAGACACACTGGGCCGTCCCTTGATGGAGTATTTAAACCCCGCCTTCTTTATGTGGTCCGCCAAGTCCGTAACATAGCTGTTGGTCCGAGCCATGATTGTCCACGACCCCTCGTACAACGGGATGTCATCCAAGTGATAAACAAACTCGACCTTTCCCTCCTCGTCACGCGAATCAAACTCCTTCTCGTGCCGTCCGGATATACGTTCGGATATACTGTTTGCCAAACGATGCACGGCCTTGGGAATACGGTAGGATTTCTCCAGAACTTTTACATTGTTCGAGCTCTCGTTAAACAAATCAACATCAACGCCCGTCCACCTGTGAATAGCTTGGTCATCATCCCCTGCAATAAACACCTGATCGGCATTGTCCGCTATCTTCTCAGCCATCTGCCATTGCAGCGGAGTAAAGTCTTGGGCCTCATCAATAAACAAGAAGTCTAGGCTCGGCGCTTCCCCCAACGGAATGTACTTCTCGATCATGTCCACAAAGTCAAACTTGTTAGTCGCCGCCTTGTACTCTTCGATCTGCTTGGACAACTGCACAAGCTTCGGGAAAAACAAATCACGGTCCCCCGCATCGTTGAACTCACGTTCCAGATCAATCATACGCAGCCGAGCTCGGTGCTCCAGTTGCAGATACTTGGACCCTGATCCTCCAATCGTGGGCAAAGACAAGCCATCCTCTAGCGACATACGCATCTTACCTTCAAACGTCAGGCCGAGCTCCCGTCCTATGTTGTCGTAATCTTCCTTGGTCATGATGTCTTGAGGCTGCAACCCTAGTCCATGGAACCCGAACGAGTGGCTTGTCTTCATAAACGGAAAGTCTTTTGGCTCCAGGTTAAACTCAGCACAGGCCCGAGCAACCATCTCCTCGATGGCTTTACGCGTAAACGAAATCACGCCGATCCTTGACGGGTGCGTTCCTTTTTCCAACGCCGCTTTGATCTGCTGTATCAGGTAGTAGGTCTTGCCTGTCCCTGGAGGGCCAAGCACCAGTTCCGCTTTAGGTATCATACTCTTTGCCTCTTGGTCTTGAGTTTACCCAATCTTCAACCTCGGACAGAACCCAACGGCTAGAGGACCGCTTGTTTGTTTCGTCCCCCAGAACAATGGGCTTCGGAAAGTTGTCTGTAGTCTGCGCTAACTTGTAGACGTAGGATCGCGACACACCCAATAGGTCCGCAACTTCCCCCACTCGGAGCAAGCGATTAGAATGGGATGTCATTTGATATCTCCTTCACAGGCAATTCGGTTTCATCTTCTTCAAAAGCAGGGACGTACCAACATCGGATGTTTGTCCGCTTCCCTTTGGCTTTTACTATATTCTGCACTCCATTGTCGCCGCCCATGTCCCGTATCATCTGAATAATGTGCGCTCGGGTCTGACCAACAAACCTTCGATGGTGCAGATACTCCAACAGGCCTTCCAACTTAAACTTCGTCACACCACCATCGGTCCACGGTTTATTCATCTCGATTTCTTCTGGAGCCATGGCACGAATGTGACTGGTGCAGTAGGCAAACAAGTGCTCCTTGAATTGACCCGCAATCGTCTCCTCATACGGCACATCGATGTACGTTGCTTGGCTCATCAAACTGTTGACCATCTGCTGCCACTTCTGTGGCTTAGTAGTCGGCGGCATAAAGTTACACTGCTCCATGCAAGCTCGCTGCCAGAGCGTTTGATTCTGCAACTGCTCTGAGCTCAACTGAATCCGCAACCCGTTTACATCCATGAAATACAACCGAGGCTCAGACAACATGATCGTCAGCCCGCCAACCTGCGGTGCATCAGGCGCATCATCGCTGATCCCGTGCTTTGCCAAGACGCACAGAGATGGATCGCAGTATGACTTGAACGGCTCGTCCTTACAGGTGTACCCCCAGTCTTTCTTCTCGTGCTGTTTGATTACGGTCAGCACTTCTGAGGATGGAAGGGGTGGAGAGAATAACGTTCGGTTGTATTCCTCCAGGGAGGCTTGCCAACTATCCGGAAACTTCTTCTTGCAGTACACACCTATGAAAAACAAAAGCTTGTTCCTCGGCTCGCTCTGTGGCCCGTCCGAAAAGATGTTGCGTATGCAGGGAGGCCCATCGTCGAAGTGCTTGCGAACCTTGGTCGTGCTGCGCAAAGCTTCCAAGTCAGCCAACTCAACCCGGTTCTTCTCCACCGCATCCAAGAACTCATCCAGTTCCATGGCCTCGCCATTGGGATTGTAGCAATACCGCTGCGGAGTTTCCGCATTGAAGTACGGCATGTTTATAAAGTTGCCAACATCACCGCGCTCGGCAATGATCGTGTCCTGCTTTGGAAAAATCTCAACGCCACTGTGCCCAAGCATGATCGACATCTCGGTCAGGTATTCTCGGACCACGGCTGCTTGCTCCCACTCCTTGAGAAACAAATAGAGATGGGCGCCTCCGGACTTAGATCTGCAATGCAGCAACGGAAGCTTGAGCTTCTGGATCTTGTCCTGCATTTCTTTCTGGTTCAGATCATAGACATCCACATCTATAGCACCGAACCGACATTGGTTGTCTTCGTTGATCGGAATGGCCCCGACCCCCTGCTCGCCCTTGATGTGCGCTTTGACTAGCGCATCTGTCAGCGGCTCTCGTATGATCTTACTCTTTGAGTCTGCCTTACCGTTCCGACCTATCCGACCTACGGATGTCGTGCCGTGAGCATTCTTGGCTCCGGCAAACGCGGCAAGCAGTTTTTTAGATTGTGACATTTACTGCTCCCAAGTGAAAAGGGAGGCGGATACCCGTCCGCCTCCCCAAGGCTGCTAGAAGGGGATTTCATCATCCTTCAACGGAGGAGTGGGAGTGGAAGCCCCTTCCTCCGGTGCAGCTTTCACTTCGCCCGCAGCGACACTGTCGCGGAAGGCTTTGGCCTCAAGCATTAGATCACGGCTATCAACCAACCCGACCTTCTCGATCTGATAGTTGAACCATGTACCTTGGTCATTGCTCTCTTCAACAGTGCTGAACTTCCAGATCGTAGCAAACAGGGGTGGCAGAACCATCTGCCCTGTCTTTGGATGCTTAACCTTTTGCATCGCAATCTGGGTCTTCCAACGACGGCTGACCTTTAACTGGCTAGACTTCATGTCGATCACAACAGGTTGCGTGATCCCGTCCTCACCAATCAGTAAGCAGAAGTGCTGATCAGATTTGACCAACTCATTGCCGTTGGGCAGGATCTCCTTGGATCCCGAGCGCGAAGTCTGTTGCAACACAGGATCGGTTGCAGCAATCTCTCCTTGGAAACCACCACCTTGATCCCGAGGAACGAACTCCAGGTACTTAACAGTCTGGTAGCAGGGGATCACAGTGACCCCGTCCTCTCCTGTGAACAGTTCCATGGTGACGTTGTTAAACAAATCACCTTGCTCCGAACCCTTGATGTGACTGGCCTCGCGCTTGTTTAGCTGCGGGGACATCGCTTGCAGGATACGAACAAACGGGATCTGCATTTCAGAACTGTCAAAGGCGGCGCCCTCTCCAGCAAACTCTAGGATGTCATCCATGACATCTGTGCTTAACTCTGCACTTTTTTTCTTAGCTACGGCACCCATATTACTTCCTCCGGATTTGTGCTGTATTGGAAATGAAAGCCCCGAACAAATCGAGATCAATCGGCTTACCTTCTATCACGCGCTCCTTAACGAAGGCTTTGAGTGTAGAAGGGTGAACGTGGGTCTTGGTCTTCGGATCGAAGCCACGCTCTTGCAGCAGTCCGACAACGTCGCCCGCTACATTATCCTCGCCCTTACCAAAGGACACGGTGATGTCATTCTTGATGATGTCATCCAAGCCATTGGACCGAAGCCAATCAAACGCGGCCTCTTTGTTTGCCGCAGGTATCGACGCAGCAACAATCATCTTGCGCTCCACAACAGAGCCGTCCACATCCAAACGCTCGACGCCCATCTCATCCATTAAGGCGGGGATGTTCTCGACCGAAAGCTTGTGCTTCTCTTGCTTCATAGCTTTAATGTGGTCCTCCGCATCGCTGATCTCTTTCTCAACAGCGCGAAGTTTACGAACCAGTTGACTTAACTTCTTTCCGGTTCCAGTATCGACAGACGCGAGCGCCTCCGATTCGTCGTATAAGTCTTCAAATATATCGCTCATAAAGTTTTTCCTCTTCAGGGTTGATTTATCCGGTAGCACCATGCTATCCGTTAGTGGACAATAGTGGAGGTATATAATGGTTGTCAACTACAAATATAAATTACCACCGTTTAATCACCAGGCCGAAGCCTTGGATGACGGGTGGGATCGAATCGAGTTTGGTTTGTTCATGGAGATGGGGACGGGTAAATCCAAAGTTCTAATCGACAACATGGGCATGCTGTATCAATCAGGGCTGATCAACTTTGCCTTGGTCATCGCACCCAAAGGCGTGTATCGCAACTGGGTAGCCAAAGAAATCCCAGAACATATGTCCGATGATATACCCCATCGCGTCATACGTTGGGTGTCTAGTCCAAACAAAAAACAAACCGAAGAGATGCGCTCAGTCAAAGATAAGTTCAACGGCCTGACCATCTTTGTCATGAACGTCGAATCATTCTCATCTCTTAAAGGTAAAAATGCAGGGGAATGGATGGCTCGTGCGCTGGGCTCAAACGGTATGATCGCAATCGACGAATCAACCACCATCAAAAACCATAAGGCCAAGCGCACCAAAGCTCTAATGAAAATCGCTGCGGGGTTCAAGTATAGAAGACTCTTGACAGGCTCACCCATAACAAAAAGCCCAATGGATATCTATTCGCAGTGCGAGTTCCTCCGCCCTGGGCTCTTGGGATATGATTCGTACTACGCGTTCCAAGGACGCTACGCCGTAGTGCAACGCAAGACCATGGGTCAAGCAGCCTTTCAGCAAATCATTGGGTTCAAGAATCTCGACGAGCTCACCAACAAGATCGATATGTTCTCCTTCCGCGTATTAAAGAAGGACTGCCTCGATCTTCCCGACAAAATCTACACCGCCAGGTATGTCGGCATGACCTCCGAACAGTTCAAGATGTACGAGGATGTGCGCCGCCATGCCATGGTGCTGCTCGATGACGGTGAGTTGGTCACCGCACCAGCAGTAATCACGCAGATGCTGCGGCTCCAACAGATCATGTCCGGCCATCTGAAGACCGACGACGGTGAGATGCTGTACTTCCCATCCAAACGCATGGACGCACTGACCGAGATCATGGACGAGCACGACGGCAAAGCTATCATCTGGTCCCGCTTCCGGTACGACATCCAACAGATCACACAAATGCTGAACAATAAGTTTGGAGAAGGATCCGCTGCGGCATACTTCGGGGACACAACCGACGACGACCGAAACGACATCGTCAAGAACTTCCAGAATCCAAACCACCCACTTCGATTCTTCGTAGGCAACCCCGCCACCGCAGGATACGGTCTGACTTTGACCGAGGCAAACCTCGTGGTATACTATGCCAACGACTTCAATCTGGAAACTCGGATCCAATCAGAGGATCGAGCACACCGGATCGGACAAAAGAACAACGTGACATACATCGATCTGATCTGCGAAGGCAGCATCGATGAACGCATAGTTAAGGCCCTTCGAACCAAGATCGATATCGGCGCCAAAGTATTAGGAGAGGAAGCAAGGGAATGGCTAAGTCTAAAACCCACGATGAAATAATCGAAACCATGGTGGACTATAAGAAAGGACTTCGGACCCTCGATACGGGGGCCAAGGTCCTTGCCGAACAAACAGGCCTAGAGGATGACGTAGCAAAAGCCCTGCTCAAAGGAATGAATAAATCCTACACCAACGTCACACAGATCCGAGGGTACTCCAAAGAAAAGGCCTACCAAATCGCAGGCAAAAAAGGCAAATCTAATGAGGCAAAAAAATAACCCCAACCGTTGCAGTGCGAATCCTAGCCGGGTCGGGGTTAGTTGATGAGGGCAAATAAGGCCACAGGCGTGAACCTATTCGAGCAGTAAGTAAAGTATATCAAGCCGTCTCTAATTCAGCAATAGCTTTTCTAATCAATACAGATAGTTGTCGTGCCATGGACCTCTGCTCTGCGTCCGCCAACTTGCGAAGCAGGTCATGATCCTCTTTGATCAAGCCAACATTCTGAAATTGCTGCTTGTCTTTCTCTTTCATCTTCTTACGAGCCATAGCTTGTCCTCCATTTGTTGGTTACTTCTAAACCACTGGAGGACAAGTTGCAAGTTAATCGTTCTTGTGGGAAATCTTTATGCAGCGCCAAGGAATCTCGTCCCGCTTGTCCACATAATTAGGAATGCAGTGCGCCGTAACCTCGTCTCCAGGTTCAATCTCCATCTTCTCAACAATCCTGGTGCCAAAGAACACCCCGTCACCCTCTTCATTCACCCCGAACGCACTGTCCGAATGAGTTAGATCCTCTATCAAAACAGTCATCTCTTCCGACTGGAACTTTTTCTTCGTCTCAAAAGTCTGGCTCATAGAGTTCTCCTTTCTCTTCTTGGCTCTTTAAATAATTGAGTTCTTCTACCAACTGCTCGATCCTCGGATCCGCGGTGTCTTCCCACAGTATATCATCGATCTCTTGGTTCAGTTCTTTAATCCGCGTTGGAATGTACGTCAGAAGGTTTTTCATCCTTGCTCCTTGGTAAACCGTATCTTGATTTAATCTGACGCAAAGACTTAACGGTCAAGCCCATGATGTCAGCCGCATCGGTTAAAGAAAGCTCACGTTGCAGCAACTTGTTTAACATCACCGCATCCTTGGACAACGTCAACTTTGGACGCCCGCCCTTGTTCACAGAGGGATGCTTCTTGAATCCATTGCGAGCACTGTTGGACATGCCACCATTCCAACGCGGGTTCGCCGCCTCGTCCTTGATGTTCTGCTCCAACCATTTTGCTCGGTACAAATCCTCGTACTTAATGCGCTCAAACTCTGTCATATCTGCTTGCCCGATTCACGAAGATTCTTAACATATGTATCAAGCTCCTCACGCGCAGCGAATAACTCACGCTGTACATTGGGCCTCGCATCCCTGCGATACCGCTCCTCCTGTAACGCATCAACCTGACGCTTGAGCCAGTTCAACTGAGCCGCTTGGAATCTAGTTAAATCACTGTCACCCATTGCCTAATCCCTCCGGTCGAAGCCTCGGTCGTACCACCCTCGATGGCTTGTCTGTCACCTCACAAAACATCATGATGTTGTTGCCGTACAAACTATAAAGCTCATTGTACAACGGCATCGCAATGTCCTGATCCATGACCGACTGACATTGAGCCTCGTTCTCAAACCAAACCACCGTCTCCATCTCAAGGTCCTGCATCTCATAATGCAGGACCAACGCTGTAAAATATTCAATCACGCAACTTCCTCCTCAACACCCCGCAACGTCTGAGCAATATCCTCCAAAGGACCCATGTCCAAACCGATGTTCTCAGCACACCCACGATATCTTGATAACCAAGATGCCATAGCCGTCGCCGCCTGTCTGCGTAATTCTTGTTGAGCATCACTGCTCTCAGGATCAAACCGCTCATACCCACCACCACTCTTGCGTAAACTCACAGGACTGATGAACGTAGGGTACTCACGAACCGATAAACTAACCACCTGATCATTGGTCGTCGTGTCTTGAACCACGATCCTTAGACCACTCGCCATCTGACGAGCCAACTGGATCCGATGTTGACGCGCAGCTTCCGCATCATTCAGACTATAGAACCAATCATATGCCTCATGCTCAGGCTGTCCACCCAACCAATCCACAAACTCATGCGGAACAAACATGTTGTTCCCAGATGCCGCTAGATATTCGTCAATAATTCTTTGACGTTCTTTCTTTGGAAAACCAGCCATTTCTTTTCTCCTTATATAGCTGTTTAATTGACCGCCGCGCCTTGCCCCGACGTAACTTACCGTTCGCCGCCTCCCCGCGCCATGACCGCCGTACCGTGACCGCGACCCGACTGACCGCAACGTAACTCGTCATACCGCGCCTCGACCGCCTTAACAAACAATACCAAAACCAATAAAACCGAAACACATCTCGCCCCGACCGCCATGACACGACCTGACAGAACCCGACATACCTCAACTTATCATTCCATGACCGCCGTACCGTGACCATAACTTAACCGAACACATCACACCTCACCTAGAGTGACCCCGACCGCCTTGCTGCACCGTAACTCTCCACGACCAACCATGTCTTACCGGACCCCGACCGCCTAACCAAAACGGGCCATGCCTGTGCCGCGCCCCAACTCAACGAACCCGTCCAAACCGGACCGTGCCCCGACCGTCTTAACCCGACTTGCCATAACCGACCTTGTCACACCTCGACCGCCTGACCCAACCGGACCGTACCCCGCCCTAACCGAACGTGCTCGACCGCACCTCACCCAGACCGTGTAACCTTGACCAAATGGATGGGGGCTCGCGGCCCCCATCCTTCTTACGCAACTAAAGTAATATCACGACGGGATCTCTCCTCCGCCATGAACTGCATCAACTCCTCAGTCTGCTCATCCGCAAACACAGGGTTGTCCATCGCATCCTGCTGAACCGCTCGATCCTCCAACATCAACTCATCCCACTCACTCTGAAATGAACCCATGCTGTCCTCAGTCAGAACTTGGAACGTGCCAAACGATCCTCGGCCCTTCTCCTGCCGGAAGTCTCCAATCCCAACAATCGATCCCGCATTCGTCAATAACGACACAATCGAATACGCAGACAGGGTTGGTTGTACATACGCAATGTCAACCTCCGCACACCAACGAGGCAAGTAAGCCCGCGTCCGCATGTCCGGCGTCTTGTTCATGTCCGCAGAGCGAACCATGTCAATCTTTAACTGAGGCTTGCCCCATATCTGAACATGCGTCTGAGGTAAAAAAATCAACCGCTGCACACTCGTCTTCGTAATACCATCAGTCTCCAACGCAGCCGTAGCCATCGCGCCCTTGACCCCTGGAGCAGGGAAACATAACAACGTATCCCCAAAAGACTTCTTGTAAACCGAATCACGAAACTCCTGCTCAGGATTGTGCTTGATCTCTTTCTTCTGCGCCGCAGTCTTGCGACCCCCACCAATCAACAAATCACGCATAGCCTTGCTGCTCATGCTGTTGAAATACAACGGGGTAGTGCCCATCATCCGAAGTTTAACGCGACCCTGCTTCAATGGTTGAATTTCCAATGCAGACTCTTGTGGTGCTTTCTTCGTTGCCATGTGTTTTCTCCTTACTTGGCTTCTAGTTGATAGTAACTTGTTTGTGACATGCGCTCTGCGCGTTAGTCAAGAACTTTTTTCACAATCCAAACGCCCTCGCGCCCAGACTTCTTTCCAGTGTCCACAATTAAACCAGCCTTGTGTAACTGAGTCATCGTCGCCCGAACAATCGTAAGCTTCAATCCCGTGCGGTCCGACAACTGCTTCGCAGTCCCCGCTCCTCGGTCCAACTCACCCAAGATCTGCTCCTTGCGCGTCAACTTCTTATTGCTCCGACGCTTGCGCGTCAGACGTTGCCAAAATTCTCTAATCATTTCTTCTTCTCCTCTTCTGTTAAACTCCTAAACACTTTGCGAAATACCGCATCCAACATATCTTCCATGTCCTGCGCTGTCATCACGCCTCCTCCAATACATCTTCAGGATCCCACGAACGATCCTCACCATGATGATACTCACCCTCAAACATACCACCCTCGTCCTGATACTCCGCCTGAACCTCGATGCCCATCGCATGCAACCTATCCCACACCGGAATAGGCGCACCCCATGCCGTCCAACAGCGGAACGAGAACCACGCAACCTTCTTGTCATCTGAATACTCAAGACCATCCTCGTCGATCTCCGCATCACAAACATCCCACTTCGTACCCCAGTTCTTGGCTCTCCACTCGTACCAATCAGGCATGACCTGATCCGGCTGCGTCTGCTTGGCCCACACCTCAAATGGCATGGGTGCAATGGTGCTACAAAACTCAGGCTCATCCTTCGATAACGCAGCATGTAAGTGCTGGATCAAATGGGTCGGCCCGTGAAGGTACACACCTTGATAACAATGATTAGGCATCTGCTGTCTCCATATAACTTTCAATTAATCCTTGCGCGACTTGCGCCGTGATCGCGTTGCCATAGGCGCGCAATCGTCCCACGCGGGAGGTAGCCCCATTAACCAACGGGAATGAGCCGGATCTAACTGGCCTCCACTTTCCATCCCTGCATCCAAGCCAGTCAACATCTCCCCAGAAGCCGTTAGTCTTATCGGCCCCGCCATCTTCGACATCTGAGTCAAACTGCTCCCCGACATCTTGGCCGTGATCCCACTGCCGCCCCGCGTCCCGTCCGAGGCTGATGGTGTGGTCCACCCCGTGGTCAAAGACGCTATCGCCCCCAACCCGTTCTGAAAATCCTCCCGATACCGATTGCAATCCTTCGTCGCGTTGTTCGCTGTCGGCGTGGGCCACCCCACCAACTGAGCCGCCACATCCAACGTGTCCGTGCTGATCTTGCCGTTGCGTATCCGACCCCCTATGTAACCGCCCTTGTGATCCCGCGTCGTCGGCGTCGGCCACGAACCAAAGCCGTTGCCGGATGTGCGGGGCGCCGAAGCCCGCAGAGCACAAATCAAAAGCCCCGAAGGCGTAGTCCTCTCCTTCCATGTCAGCTTGTACAAGGTCGAGCCAACCAAGCCCGTCTTTGCTCGCAACCTGCTCTCCAAAGATCGTTGAAGGGCGGCACTCCGCGATGAGGTGGTGCCAGTGAGGCCAGAGGTGCCGCTCGTCAAGCACCCCCTTTCTTGTGCCGCTCTGGCTGAAAGGTTGGCAGGGACATGAGCCCGTCCACACAGGCCGCTCGTCATCCCATCCCGCGGAGCGGAGCGCGTGGCTCCAGATTCCAATCCCCGCGAAGAAGTGACACTGAGTAAATTCAAAAAGTTCTTCTGGTCTGACATCACTAATACTCCTCTCGTCAACCACACCATCAGCAATGTGGCCCGCCTTAATTAATTCCCGCAACCATGACGCCGCATAAGGATCGATCTCATTGTAATAAGCACTCATGAAAACCGCTCCTTCAATCGCTTGGCGGCTTCCAACCTACTGTGAAGCTCCTCATGCTCCCAAGGCTCCGCATCACTGTCCAACCAAACATCCTCCAGATGCTCAATCATATGATCAATCGCAACACGCAACACTGCAAACTCTAAATTTGGCAAAACCATTATGTCGCCTTCCAAATCTCTAACGCATCAGCAAACGGCATGTCGTTCAAGATCCGACGGCCATTGACCCACGAGCCGTCAGTCACAGTAGGATAATACTTGGAGCCATACACACCATCTTCACCCTCCTTCTGAAACAAAATGTTGCTCTTCAGCTTGCGCTTCAATTCACGACCCGTCAAAAAATCATTGACTTGATCACAACACCACGACTCCAACGTCTGAGGCAAAGTATCATGAACCATAACACCATACGCGTCCTCATAACTAAAAGGTGAAGGAGGCAACGATTCAAAATACTCTTCAATAGATTTCATTACCAAACGGTAATCACGACTGTCACCCTTGAACTTAGGATGATCATAGTCACGGTCACAACCACCATGACCATCATTACTCACAACAGCAACAGGCTTGCCATCCACATATAGATTGGCCTGATAACAATGAGTCTCCTCAGAAGCCCACGCAGTATGCTTGATAGATTTTAATTCAAGTTTCATAAGTCTTTCCTTCCTTGTTTACTTGTTGAATACATGCAAGCTATTGCACCTCGGTCCTCGGGTCAAGGACTTTTTGCAAGCAGCGGTTACGCGAGTTACACTATAGACACTTCCCCAGAGATTTTTTGTTTTTTTTTTTTTCATTCA